ATAGGTAAGAAAATAAAACAGATTACAATGCTTGGAAATAAAATAGTAGATTGGATATGAGCAAGGAAAAACGAACAATCGAAATTGCCCCCGGGCTGATGAGCCCAGGAGGGCGCATGGGAGAGCGCTTTTTGAGCCGTGGGCACGTGTGCACCTATTGCCAAGGCAACGGCTACCACTGGCAGGAAAACTGCTATCGTGAACGCTACAAGCAAGGATGCCCTGTGTGTAAAGGCAGCGGACGGCTTGATGCTGTGGTGACAATTGAATGGAGGGCGAGCAAATGATACAAATAGGCGACAAATTCAAGGTACGGTGGGTTGGATATGACGAGTGCTATAAGAACCGACTTTATCAGGTGACGAGCTTCCTCGAAGGTTGCACCTGTGGGAAGCCTGCATTCATCACCGGCAAACCGGAACTGCCCCGCCGTCCTCATTTACATGTCCGGGCAAAACTGATAGACGCTCCTGCAAAGTACATGATAGGTAAAGGCGGGTTCGTATTTGGCCCGCTGGACCCTGAAACGCTACACGATATAGACGCTCCAGATGAGTCATGGATAGAGATAGTGCGACAAAAAGGAGACCAGTTGAACCTATTTTGATAACAAAAAGTAAAGAAAAGATGAAGTTAAAGTATTATTCGATGACCCCGAACGACAAGCCCGATTGGTTGTTGCGGTTGCAGTTTGAAGTCAGTCAGCACTACGCACTGCGTGGTATAGAGGACACACCCGAGGACTGGCTGGACCTTCAGGACTTCATAGACGCTTTCATTCGCAGTTTATACATGCGTCGGGACTTCAAGATAAGAAGCGAGGTGACGGCCGACCTGCTGACCGAAGACGGAGAGACAAGGCTGATTATCAAGCGCAACGGCAGGCCTTTGCAAGTGTATTACATTCAAAAATAAAGATTATGGTTACATTATTAGAAGAAATCAAGAAACGTATTCAAGTATGGCATGAGGAGCGTGCGAAACGTATCGAGGCTGAGCGTCAGGCAGAGCTTGATGCAGAAGCACGCAGGGCCGTGCAAGTGATGGAGTTTAACGGAGGGCTGTTTGTCTGTGTAAATGGTGTTCCACTGTTTGGCATAGACGAGTTTCGTGTAAGTATCGGTGAAGCAATTGTCAACGGGCGGAATAATTATAAAGACTGGAAGGAGGAGAAACTATGGGCAAAGTAAATATTGGACCACGATATTATCGTGTTACTGTCATGATTAAACCGGAAGGATTTAATAAGATATTATTGGAGGGACTTTTTGTGTATGGAAAAGAGGCATATACTCTTTCGGAAATCAAAAAGAAATGTTGGGAGTTTCTCAAACCTCAGATAAACTTTGAAAAATATGATATTGACCCAGAACAGGTAAGAAAGGATATTAAACTCATGTCACTGCCGTGTGATTTTCTGCTCAATGCAGATCAAAAATAAGAAGTATAATGAAAAAAGGATTTAATTACGCACGGTTTTATACCCTGCTCAAGAAAATGCCGGGAGCAGATAAGGAAACGCTTGTGGAGCAATATACCAGCGGCAGAACAACACACCTGCACGAGACTACACAGCAGGAATATAACAAGATGTGTCGCGATATGGAGCAGGTAGCAGGCTATGACGAGCGTATGTCAGACATTCGTAGGGAACTCCGCCGCAAGCGCAGTGTGTGTCTAAAGCTCATGCAGCAACTCGGCATTGACACGACCGATTGGGACCGTGTGAATGCTTTCTGCGAAGATGCGCGCATCGCCGGCAAAGCCTTCCGCCATATCAGCATCGGCGAACTTGAAGCCCTTGCCGTGAAGCTGCGGGCAATAAAGCGAAAAAAGGAAGCTTCCCCCAGTCCCTCTGAAAGCAGGGGAACCATTGTCATGCTATCCGTAAACCATTCAACAGAAAATTAATTTTTAATTCAACATCAAGAATATGGAAACAACTGTAAACATCAAGAATTTAAGCAAGGAGGAGCGGGCAAAGCTGCTCGCAGAGTTACAAAACGAGGAGAAACAAAGTCGCATTGCACGGCGTGAGACCTACGAGAGTCTGCGTGCAGAACTGCTGCATGGCGTGGAGGAACGCCTGCAGACAGTAGCTGCTGACGTGCAAAGTTTTCACGACTGGCTGCAGGGTGAGGTTGAAGGCTTCGTAGGTGTGATGCGTGATTATGGCCAACTGCGCAAGAGCGACCAGCGCAGCTACACCATCACTGACGGCGACTTCCGTCTGGAGATAGCAAGTAACAAGGTGAAAGGCTTTGACGAGCGTGCCGATCTTGCAGCAGAGCGTCTTATCGACTATCTCAAGCGTTATATGAAGAAGAGCGAAAAAGGGGCCGACGACCCGATGTACCAGATGGCTATGACACTGCTTGAGCGCAACAAGTCTGGTGATCTTGATTACAAGAGCATTTCGAAACTCTATGAATTAGAGGATAAGTTCGACAGCGAGTACAGTGAAATCATGGGGCTTTTCAAAGAAGCAAACGTGGTACAGAAGAACGCGGTCAACTACTACTTCTCAAAGCGCAATCCGGAGACGAATGTATGGCGTCGGATAGAGCCGAGTTTCTGCAGGATGTAAGTCTCGGAGGTATGATGGTAAGATATGACGGCATGGCAGCAAATGGGCTGCCATGCTTTTGCGGTTAAATGAATTAATAACAAAAAACAATCTTTATAAACAATGAAAGTGGACAATGAGCGCCGTCGTGGGGTGAGCTATCTGAAACGCGTTGCGGACGTGAATGCAGTTTATCAGCAATGGGCAAGGTCGGGTCTCTCGAACAGGGAGATCTGGCGCAGATATATCTATCCCGAGTATGGTATCAGTGAGCGAACCTTTTATTATATGCTGAAATATGATGTAAGCGTAAAAAAAGACTGCCCTGCTTCTCCCCGTCCGCTTTTGCTGTTTGATTTCGACGATGAGTAAGAATGATTTGGTACATGTGTTCGCTCGGATACTTCGGGATGTACAGATTGAACTGAAGGACGAGTTCGACAGGAACTTCGAACGTCAGGGCTTCTTTTCTGAAAGGTGGGCAAGGCGACGTAGTCCCTTACGTCCTGGGCGAGCGACGTTGGTAGACACAGGTGGCTTGCGGCGCAGTGTTCAGAGCAAAATCACCAGCGGTGGCGTGACGTTCTATTCCGCCCACCCTGCAGCTGACATTCATAACGAGGGTGGCGAAATTAAAGTAACCGCCCGTATGAAGCGTTACTTTTGGGCCCGACATTATGCGGCTGTGGGTGGCTTCGGGCGAAAGAAAAACGGTGAACTGCGAGGCGACAAGCGTACCCGACAGTTGAGCAGTGAGGCAGCGTTTTGGAAGTACATGGCCTTGATGCGCGTGGGCAGTGTGATACGCATTCCCAAGCGGCAGTTCCTTGGCGCCTCGCCCGAAGTGGAAAAGGCTGTGACGGCAATCATCGAGCAAAACTTAGAGGAATATTTTAACAACGAATTCAAACTGAACGGAAAATGAGAAAAGAATTGTATGCTGTCCTCAAGGCGGCAATGGAAAAGATTGAAGCAGTGAAGCACGTCGACCTGTGGAACCACAATGTTGAGTTCATCGAGCAGGAAGACAGTTGGGCACGTCCCGCCGTGTTCGTAGAGTTTGGCCCGATTACGTGGCAGCCCTACGTGGGTGGCGGCTATCATGGTGAAGGCAGTGTAAGGCTACACGTCGTAACCGACTGGTTGGAGGGTGGACAGGAGGCTGCTTGGGCTTTGATTGCCCAAATCCGCGCGGCCATGGACAGCGTGGAGGGTGACAGCTTTCACGGACTGCGTCTTACAGAAACTATCACTAACCACAATCACGAGGATATTCTTGAGAGTATTGAGGTGTATGGCGTAAAAGGTGTATTATAAGCAGCGTATCATTCAGGAAAAAGCCTGCCGGCATGGAGACCGACAGGCTTTTTTTGATAAAATATGAAAAAATATTATCTGTTTTATTGTTTGTATTGAAATAATGATTATATTTGCAGCAGATAAAGCATTGAAGGAATGGCACCCTGGCATTTGAGTCCTAACCGCCGCCCTCGGTGCTTTATTTATTTTATATCATTTACAGAATAGAGATAGTAATCGGTAACTATGTGCCCATTTTTTCTTATTCTTACTTCTTTCGCCACATTCAGTCTGACTTTTTTCCCATGTAATTCTGCCTCGTAATAATAGAACTGCTGAATATTATCCTTGCGTGGGTGTGTCAGTGCAGATGTATCAACAAAGGTACTGTTTGCAAGAATCTTCCCTAAATCTTTTAAGTCCTCTTTTTCCAGCACCTTTGACCTGCCGAACGTATCGGAGAAGAGGTGTTTGTTGCCGTAAGTAGAGAAACCTACCTTGATCGTTCCACCTTCTATCGGCTTTTCATGCTTCACCTTAAGCAGCGGTTCCATTTCATGCAAGTAATGTATGCGTTCAATGGCTCGCTCGGACTTGGACTTATCCCCAAAGCATTGTCTTACTAATCTGCACGCAGCACAAAGTTCATTCTCGGGCACAAAGGCAAGGTTTGTCTTCCCCTTGGCAAGGTCGCAGTCGTTGCAACGGCGTATGCTGTAGGGATTGTAGTCAGGCATGGCCTTGCCCTGCTTGCCGGGATTGAAGCGGAACATGCCGCGCGTATCATTAGCCAAGGCCTCGGCCCCACGCCTGTAGGCTTCCTCGCGCGGTGTTTCGGGATATTTCGTCTTGCGTACCTGCACCACCGTGCAACGGCAGTTCCAGCCATTGGGCGGATAGTAGCTGTCCCAGAACGCATCGCTGAAAGGCAACGTCGTGCCGTTCAAGGCAGCATGCTCGGGGCGCACATGATCATCGCCGACAGTTCGATACTGCAGGTTGTAACGGTCACCGTCCTCGGCAAACTCCTCCCACTTGGCCGCCATACCAGCTGCGGCGTGGGTAAAGTTGTATTCTGCACGCAGGTAATGTTCATTATAGGTTTTGTCCACCTTTTGAACGTCATTCAAAAACCGTTCGAACGGCTTTTTATTACCCTGCTCATCGACCAAGGAAGGGAACGCCTCGTTCAGTTCATGAAAGGTTTTGAGTCCGGAGAAGATATAGGTGGAATGCTCCAAGCTATCGCGCATGGTGGAAGACATCTTCGTTTGCTCAAAAGCACTATTCAACACATCGGCATGTGTTTCGATAAAGGCCTGCGCCTCCTTGGAGGTGATGATATTGATATCAAGCAATGCTCCCTTCTGCCTAAAAAGGCCTTTCATCATCGACTTGAACGCAGCGCGAAGCTGTTCCTGTTGCTTCTGGTCTATCTTTTTTGCTGATAAAGCACAGCAATGCTCACCGTTGAGCAACGCTTCATAACGATTGTGCAGCCCCACATAAGCAGTGGGGCTTAGTCGAAAAAATCTTTTCCCAAAGATTTCCCTTGCTTTCCTTTTTCATGTTGTACCAATGAAGCAGGCATTACTGCTTCGCGGCGTTCCCCTACAGGCATAGCGTATTTCTCTGCGAAATATGCCGGGTCGACATCATAGCGGTCGGCAATCATCGTCTCATAGGCCACCTGCTGCTCGGGCGTATAGTCAATGGCGTTGTTCCAATCAAACCGGCACCCCGCGAGCGGGAATTTATGCGCCACCATGCGCGGCAGCAGCTGGTTGTTGATAACGTCACGCAACATGTCGGCATCACCCTCGACGAGGTTCTGAAGCACCTGAAGGTGCGTTTGACTCTGCGAGAGTGACGAGCCGTCCTCAATGGTCATTGTCTGCCCGATGATGAGCTTCGATATTTCAGAGTTGGCCCGGCTGACACGCTCGTTATACACATGATAGGCATCGGCCTTCGTGGACTCGACGAACTCGAGTTCCGTGTCGAGCGGCATGACGGCCGTCTGCGACGCCCCCGCATCAACAAGCATTCTTTGAAGCCTGTCAATCTCCTTCTTGTCGCGCGAAGAGGTTTTTGCTATGCGCATGGGCATGCCGAAAATCTCCCCAAACGTATCCCAGAATGCGAGCATATTCTTCTTCGGTATCGTATGCAGCGTAGCTTTCAGGAGCAGTCCAAGGTCGTAAGGCTTGCCCGCCTCGATAAGCGAAGGGGCCACAGCCGGCGAATGGTAGTCTATGCCTGCACGCCAGTCCTGTCCGAGCTGCATGATGACGCGCCCGTATTCGGGAATGACGTGCTTGCGGGGAATGAGCCTCACGCAGTCGTAGGTCATGGCAGCCGTTCCCGTGCCGATGATATCGCCCAGCTCAATGAGCGAATGCCCCCAATAGCGAGAATCAAGTACATATTGACAAAAATCCTTGAACCACGCGTGGTCGAAGTAGTCAAGCAGTTCAGGTTTGTCCTCTCCTTTGTCATCTACAATCTTGAACGACTTTGCCATGACAAACCCCTCGCGCTGCCGGATACACCCTGACAAATGACCGTCGGCATCGGTGTCGCGGTAGATGTCGTAGAGCGGACTGCGGTTGGGGTTGTCGATATTGATAGCTGCCTGCCATGCACGCCGCCAGTCGGCGATATCCTTGCGCGTGAGGGCATCTGTAGTCTGCTGCAGCTGCATGATGACATGTTTTACGCGCGCCTGGTCTTCGTCCTTGGCAAGGTTGAAGGTGCCGTAAGGCGTGCGGAGTATGTGGTCGTTGTCGCTTTGTTCGCGAAGCAAAGAAAAAAAGTTTCTGATATTCATAGGAATTGCTTTAATGGATACTTACCAGTTATGTCTGAGAGGCTTTTGCGAATGCCACACTACGCCTGTTCCGGAAGGTTCACCCGTGGTGGCATCCGTGGCCACGGGAAGCGCGGGAATAATCTTGCCCGCCTGCACGCCTTCAAGCCATTTTATCGCCCGCTCATAGCGTTCTTTTCTTATCTCACTACCCATTTTCTGCGGCATGGCTGCCGTCATGTGATACAGGGCGATGTCGCAGGCATACATCACGATGAGCCGGTTGCGGTTATCACCTTCGGCTTTGAATGCTGTCTCGGTGTCGTATACAGGGCGCAGATAGCCTGCTATCTCCTCCATTGCCTCGCGCTCAGCGTTAGCCCGTATCTCGGCCGATGTCTGCGAAACAACTTTTAAAGCGGCTTCGCCGATGACCACACGATAGTCTTCATCTGTTACAAACATACGATTTGTTTTATAGGGTTATATACAAAGCCTTTCGCTCGATGTCGCCCGCGGTCATTTCCTTGCGGAATACTCCGCCGGCAACAAACTTCCTTATATCCTGTTTGGAAATGACTTCAAGTCTACCCCGAATCACGATGACCATATACTTGCGGTGCGTAATGTGACGCAGATAGTCCGCCTTCCTGACCGCACGCTTGAACTTCCAAGCAAAAATGATGTCTTTGATTAATTTTTTCATTTTACCAACTATTTTTTGAGGTTTTCCTTTTACTGAATTGTGGTTGAAAACTTTCCTGTCTTGATGAGCGTTGCAGCTGCCAGATGGCTCCCTCGTCGGCATCGGGGGCGTCATCGTTACCGCTCATGCCCTTTTCGAAGGCCAGTGTCTGCGCAATGCCCGCCTGCATGTCCGGGTCATCCTTTTGCGAAAGGTCATAATAGACAAAACCGCGTTCCCATAGCGGGCTGATAGCTTCGACGCGCTGGAACTTGTCTGGTTTTTTGCGCATGTCTCCCGTGATGGGCAGTTGGAAGCCCCGAAGATTACCCTCAACGGTAAAGTCGTCAAGGATGATGTCCTGCATGAAACTTGTCTCCATCATGAAGCGGATAGGCAGGCCGATTTCCAGACTCCACTCATAGAGGTCGTAACACCACCGGACAAGCTCGGCCACGGATGCCTTTCGCACGAAAGCCCGCAGGTGCCACAGCTGTGATCTACACTTGCCCCATAGCTTCGCCGCCTTGGTGTCATTTGTTTTCTTTGATTTCCACGACGGGTCGATGTAAAGTACCAGTTCGTCGAACTCCCACCATGCCGGACGTTTTGCCCAGCGTATCCATTCCTGACGGAAGACAGTTCCTTCGATGATAGGATTGTGCATCATCTCCTTATTCCATGCACGGTAGCCCATGAAGTCAGCTACGCCCCGCGCCTCCTCCTTTGTCCATTTCTCGCGCCAAACGGGATTGCCCTCGCCGTCGACGGCATAAACCGTTGAGACATGCACGCCCTTTGTGGCGCAGATGTTGGCCAGTACCGAGGTCTTTGAGATAAGATTCCCCACCATGATAAAGCGTCCACGGCCCACGTCGAGCGCACCAAAGAGGGCTTCTTTCACCCAGTCCGTCATCTCGCGCACACGGCGTGGGTTGCGGCAAAGCTCATCATCATCGAGGTCGTCGATAACGATATAGTCCGGGCGTGACTCACGCTTTCTCAGACCACGCGGTGACTGTCCACGTCCACACGCCAGGAAATGCACACCGTCCTTGGTGGTGAACTCCCCCTCCGTCCAGTCACCCATTGACATCTGCTTTCCGTAATCGGCAATGATACGTTTGTTATACTGGAGCTCCGCCTGAATATCGCCTAACAATCGATTAGCACTGTCTTCTGATTTACCGACAACGACCATGAAGTCGATGAGCCGCTTGGGCTGAAAAATTAGCCACAGCGGTGTAAAGATGTCCATGTGGGTCGATTTTGCATGTCCTCTTGGCCACTTGAACACCGCCTTTAAGTTAGGTGTATTCTTAACCTTCAGGGCCGCAGCATTGTGAAAGGGTGCGTTGTGAACAATCCGGATAACCTCGCCCGTGACCTTGTCGCGCAGTTGCAGGAAATGCGGGAAGTAATACTCGCAGAACGCGGCATAGTCCTTTTGCAGTCTGCGGATGCGCTGCTCTTTCTCGACGGCCGTCTCGCGCACAAGGCTCCGGGTATCGGTGATGCTCTGAATCTGCCGGCAGTGTTCCTGCCACTCCAGCTGCATCTGTTTGAGTTCTGCAATCGTAGCCATGCTTGTTGTGTGTTATAATGTAGACGGGTTCTGCATACGCTCCATGAGGAACTTGTTCTGGTACTTATTGATGGCCTTGATAAGCTCCGGTGTAATCTCTGGGTCGTAGGACGCCTGGTCCTGAATCCAGCGGTTAAAAGCCATGAACACCTCAATGGCGTCAATGACGTTTGCCTTCTTATCGAGTTTCTCTATCGTTGCTGACAGCTTCGAAAGTTTGTCGGCCAGCGAGCCGATGAGTGTCGGGTCGTCCGACTTGTTCACACTCTCAATGAGCCCGTCGATGGTCAAGAGGAGTTTATTCACCAGTTCCGGGCGCGAGATGTTTTTTGCGGCGCGGGCCTCTTTCCATCCCTCGCCATTCACCCATCGTGAGATAGTGACGCGCGAGACGTCCACCTTGTCGGCAATCTCATTCTGCTCCATTCCCGACAGATAGAGTGACCGGGCGAGCGATTTTTTCTTTTCAGTTTCTTTTGTCATTTCGCTATAATAATGTTTGAATTATGCCTGCAAAATTGGTCTAAAATATTGACACTTAAAAGAAAGTGTGCAATGCTTGCATACTATACTGCAATGCTTGCACTGTTATTTGCTCTGCTGTGGATTAACTTGTAATATTGCAGCATCAAATTTTACAAAACGATGGGAAAAAGAGTAAGAATTTCGAATGAAAGCCTGAACTGCTACGGCTTTCGTGTACTGACAGCAGGCATTGATGTGGAACAGTACAAGCGAAACCCCGTCCTTTTATATATGCACGAGCGCGGCAATGTCGTTGGCTACGTGAAAGACCTGAAGGTGGGGAACGATGAGATAACGGGAGAACTGATGTTCGACTGCGCTTCAGAACAGAGTGAGCGCTGTCAGAAGCAGTTTGAATTCGGCAGCCTCAGGATGGTCAGTGCAGGGCTTGAGATTATTGAGACCAGCGAAGACCCTGCCTTACTGGTACCAGGACAGACCCGCCCGACAATCACGAAGAGTCGCCTCTTTGAGGTGAGCGTGGCCGATGTGGGTGCCAATGACGACGCTATCGTACTCGAAAAAGACGGGAAGCGGATAACTTTAAGTAAGGACGGAACCTGCGGGCTCCCTCTTATCAATCATAATAACAATCAAAACAAAAAAGACATGGAACAAAAAGTCATTGCCCTGCAGTTAGGGCTGCCGGAAACGGCAACAGAAAAAGAGATTAGCGAGAAGTTGGTCCAGCTGAACGCCCTTCAGCAGGAGAACGAAACCCTGAAGGCGGAGAAACAGAAACTCAGCGAAGCACGTATTGTACAGCTGGTTGACACCGCTATCGCGGAAAAGCGTCTTGACGCACAGCACAAGGAGCAGTTCGTGAAGCTCGGCGGGCAAATTGGTGCCGAGGAGTTGGAAAAGACCCTTCAGGCCATGAAGCCACAGGTGAAGCTGTCGGCGATGCTGGGCCATCGCGGCGGTGCACCCGAACCGGCCGGCGAAAAGACTTACACGAAACTTAGCGAGGTACCGGCTGACGAACTTGTGAAGCTGCGTGCCGAGAAAGTGGAGGAGTACAAGAAGCTCTACGAGGCCGAGTACGGCATGAAATGCGAACTTTGAAAAGGCAAAGAAATAAAAGTAAGAAAGTAAAAGTAAAAAAATGAGTAACATGAAGAGATTAGTTATGAAATTGATGATTGCATTGCTGGTCAATGTGATTGTAGGAGGCTTGATAGCCTTAGCTGTAGGCGTTGCGCCCTGGATTGGTGCGGTGGCATTGAATGTGATTGCCATAGCCGTAGGTGCATGTCTGCCGAAAGACGTGCTGCGTGCAGGTGTCTTCACCGAAATTTGGACGGGCGAGTTGGTAAAGTCGCTCCGCGGTGGATTGGAAGGCTCGTGGCTGGATGGTGTACCCGATCAGAGTTCAATTGTCGATAACGACGTGATACACTTGGTTGATGTAGGTGTAGACCCCGATGTGCTCATCGATAACACGACCTACCCGATTCCTCTGCAGGCGCTTGACGATGCGGACATACCCGTGAAGCTGAGCAAGTTTCAGACCAAGGTGACGCCGATTACCGACGATGAGCTCTATGCGGCAAGTTACGACAAGATAGCGCGCGTAAAGGAAGGTCACAGCAATTCGATAAATGATGGGAAGTTCACCAAAGCGGCTCATGCGTTGTGCGCTCAGAAGAACACCGCCAAAACGCCTGTATTGACAACAACCGGTGAACGTGATGCGGAAACCGGTCGCCTCCGTCTATCCCCCAATGATCTCGTGGCAATGAAAAAGGCACTGGATAAACTACTGGTACCTTCAAGCAACCGCCGCCTCGTGCTTTGCCCCGATCATGTGAACGACCTATTGCTCGCCAGTCAGAACTTCCGTGAGCAGTACAATATCGACCGTGCCACAGGCAAGGTAGGTAAGCTCTACGGCTTCGACATCTTTGAGTATGCCAACACACCACTCTATACAAAAGGCGGCGTGAAGAAGAATTTAGGAACAACGGCAGATGAAGGCGAATTCCAATGCTCATTTGCATTCTACACTCCACGTGTGTTCAAGGCCACCGGTTCAACCAAGATGTATTACAGCGAGGCTACAACCGACCCGCAGAACCAAAGGTCGTTAATCAACTTCCGGCATTACTTCCTTTGCATGCCGAAGAAGACAGATGCAGGTGTCGTAATAGTAAGTGGCTATAAGAAGAATCCATAATGAGTAAACCGATGCGATATCTCGTCATTCACTGCACGGCTACCCCGGAAGGGCGTGAGGTGAGCGCGGACGAAATCCGTCGCTGGCACACTGCGCCCATCAGTCAGGGTGGTCGTGGCTGGAAGCAGGTGGGCTACACGGACATGGTGCACCTGGACGGGCGCGTTGAACGATTGGTTGACAACAACGAGGACGCGCAGGTGGATGCGTGGGAGGTGACCAACGGCGCTGCAGGCTATAACAGCGTGAGCCGTCACATTGTATATGTAGGTGGCTGCGACAAAGCCGGGAAGCCGAAGGACACGCGCACAGAAGAACAGCGTGAAACGTTGAAACGCTATGTCGAGGACTTCCACGCGCGGTTTCCACAGGTGCGCATCGTGGGCCACCATGACCTCAATCCGGGTAAAGCCTGTCCGAGTTTCGACGTCAGCAAGTGGTTGCGCGAGATAGGCATAAGACAGGTTTAATCATCAATATTCAACGACAATGGCAGACACGATATTCCAAATTCTGCAATGGGCAATCCCTTCGGGCGGTATCGGTGCTGCCATTGCCTGGATTGCCAACCGCCGTTTAAGGACGGTGGAAGAGAAGAAGAAAGTTGAAGACACCTACAAGCAGATGTACGACATGGTGAGTGCAGAGCTTGTAGGACTTCATAAACAAAACCGCATCAATTATGA